CTTACCGACGACGAATCCTTCTGGCGGTACTCTGCCCTCGATTCACTCACCACCCTCGAGGTCTGGCACCGCCTCAAAGCGGACCTAGAATCCGAGGGCCACTGGCCTACCTACCGTTCCCACATTGACATCCTAGACCCTATCCAGGAAATGCAGCTCCTCGGCTGCCCTATGGATGTTGAAGGTATGAAGGCAGAAGAAACCCAGACTGACCTGCGCATAGAGAAACTGAAACTCGAACTCAATGAGGTAGTCGGACATGAAATCAATCCTGCGTCACCTAAGCAACTTATGGAATACTTCTATGGCCCTAAGGCGGAAGGCGGTCTCGGAATTAAGCCCTATCTTTCAAACGGTAAGCCGACGACAGATGTCACCGCTATGGCCCGCCTCTCACGCCGCGGCTTCCCTGCAGCGAAGATCATCATGGACATCCGTAAGCTCGCTAAGTTCAACAGCACCTATCTCAAAACCACTCTCCGACCCAACTCCAACATCCTCTCCTGCTCATATAATCCAATTGGTACAAAGACCGGACGGCTCGCTTCATCCAGTACCATCTTCAATCACGGAGCTAATCGCCAAAACCAGCCAAAGGAAATGAAGAAGTTCATGCTCTGCCGCCCATACCGTGTGTGCTATACTATCGACCTCTCAGCCGCCGAGAATCGCATAGTCGCAAACTACGGCCCCGTACCTCCAATGGCGGAAGCCTTCGAGAACGGAGAAGACGTACATGCCAAAACAGCATCTCTTCTATATGGAATGCCAATTACCGAAGTGTCTCGTGCCTCAGGAAGTGCGAACATCCCGAACTCTTCTAAGTCTCAACGTGATATGGGTAAGATGTTTAATCACTCTGGGAACTACGGAGTGGGTTATAAAACCCTTGCTCTCAAGACCGACACACCTGAGGGTACAATTAGGCCGCTTCTTATGCGTTACCATCAAATCTATCCCGAGGTCGAGCAGCGATTCCAAGCAGGCATCAAGGCTCAACTCCAAGAAAACCGAATCGTCACCAACCTCTTAGGCCGTAAGCGTAAGTTCATGGATCGCTGGGGTGACACGATGTTCAACGAAGCATTCGCCCAACCTGCCCAGTCCACAATCGCTGACATCATCAACCGCCGAGGCCTAGCCTTCATGCACCACACCCCTTCAATCTCCTCCTACACCTACCTAACCAACCAAGTCCACGACTCAATCGAATTCGAAATCCCACTTCAATACTCATGGCATCACCACGCATCCATCTTATTGCAAATCATCGCCTCACTAGAAACCCCACTCGAAGCCCATTCCACCAAGTTCGTTATCCCCTGCGACTTAGAAATGCGTCGCCACAACTACGCTAACTCTATGGAGGTACCTGTCCAATACGACAACGTGGACATGATGGCAGCCCACCTACACTGGTCATGGGCCTGCTTAAACTAACTTCAACAATTGAACTAAGTTAAGGAGAATAGTAATGAAGAAACTAATCGCGTTATCAATCGTATGTGTAGGACTCAGTGGATGTCCGACGGAACAGTCAGCCGTTAGCTTCGTGGAGAAGGTAGATCCTGTTGCGCTCGTGAGCTTGATGGGTGAGTATGTTGAGTGGCGGGCTAAGCTACAGATGGAGATCGAGGACTTGGGCCACGAAGATGAGGACTATGAAGCGTTCAGGCTGGCGGTTACGAAAGCGAAGATAGTAGACCAGACATTGCAGCGACTCACTACCCCCGAAGCGCTGCGGATGCGCCCGATGGAGATCGAGCGATGATAGAACACGAGATAGGCTTCTACAAAAGAGGCTACAAGTACCAACTAATTCAGAGCTGCTCCTATGCGGTCACTGGGTTTCCAGATGTACCGGTGAGCCAATTTGAATTGAACTTGTTCGTGTTCATCGAGTCCCAGGTGCTCTTTATTCGCTCTGGGTACTGCTGGGACGGACCCAGTGGACCGGTACGGGACGGGAACAAGTTGATGCGAGCTTCACTAGTCCATGACGCTCTCTACCAGTTGATGCGCGAAAGAAGCTTGCCAGATACAGAGCGTGACAAAGCTGACCGGCTCTTCCAACAGATGCTAGTAGAAGATGGCGTGTCTAAGCTGCGCGCTTGGGTATACTATCGTGGACTAAAGGCGTTCGGGAAGCGAGCTGCAACTAAGCAGAGAAAGGTATACGAACTATGAGTGAATCAGTACGGATACTAGACATTGTACAGAGAGTCGGCCAAGCTGGCATGACTGGTGATGTCGTCGGAGAGTTGCAAGCCCTGCTTGAAGCAATGGAGTGGGCGATTGAGAACCCTGTGGTGGCTCGTCGGATAGGCTTTGAAATGGCAGGCGCCAAGCTAAGGGAAGTCGAACTTCGCAAGATGCTAGAGGTAGGGCAGATGGATGCCAAGCAATAGACACTTACCAGACTGGATTAAAGGGTACTGCGAGTACCTAGAGCATACTGAAAGCCCTAACCTTTTCAAGAAGTGGGTAGCTATCAGTGCGATAGGTAGTGTACTTAGGCGTAAGTGCTACTTGAGCTGGCACAAACATGCGCCTACTTTCCCTAACATGTACATAGTAATCGTGGGTCCGGCGGCGGTGGGAAAAGGCATAGCTATGGGACCTGCGTATAATATGCTTAAGCGTCTTGACATTACCATGAGCGCCCAGAGTACCACGAGGCAGGCACTTATCGAGGATCTAACTGAGAGTACTACAGTTGAAATCTATGATGGGAGCACAGTGACTGAGAGTAACCTGACTATCTTCAGTAAAGAGTTCAGCGTATTCCTTGGTCACCAAAACGTGGAGTTGATCAGTAACATAACTGACTGGTTTGATTGTGAGAATGAGTGGACGTATAAGACGAAAGGACGTGGCACGGAGAAGATTGAAGGACTGTTCGTGAACTTAATAGGGGCCACTACTCCCGGCATCCTGCAGAAGACGCTGACTGAAGACGCCATTAGCGGCGGGCTTACCAGTCGCATAGTGCTAGTGTATGCACAGGAGAAGAGCAAGATTGTTCCTATCCCTATGCTGAGCACTGAAGCGCCTAAGCTGTTGGACCACCTGGAGCGAGACCTTGGAAGCATCGCTTGCCTCCACGGTGAGTTCCGCCTCACGGAAGATGTGATACATAAGTGGGTTGACTGGTACATAGAGCAGGAGAGTGAAGACACGTTCAAGAACCACTCCCGCCTGCAAGGGTACTCAGGTCGCCGCCCATTACATCTGTTGAAACTTATGATGATTATGAGCGCCAGTCGCTCTGATGAAATGGTCATAACATCTGATGACTTTGACACGGCAGTGAGTACTTTGCGTGAGGCGGAAGTGTGTATGCCTGAAGTGTTCAAAGGGTACGGACAGAATGTGCTGGCGGAGTTCGTAGAGATAGCAATGAACGAGATTAGAAAGGATGGGTTGCTATCTAAGAAGGATTTCCTGAGACGGCACGTGAATGACTTAGACTTGGAAGACCTCAATAAGATACTTGGTACATTGGAAGGTATGGGATTCTGCTCGCTTATCGCTAAGCCGAGTGGAGTATACATACGGTACTTAGGAGGATGAAAGATGATTAATGTAGGTGTAGAGGTAGGACTAGCTGGGCGAGTTCCCTTGAGAGATGACTATGGATGCATCCGCCCTCAACATGAAGCAGAGATACTAGACTTGAAAGTTATCATCCATAGGTTAGAGGAAGAACGCTCCCAACTATTGCAATGGGCGGATGACGTATGCAGCTCCTCAGATTGCGTAGACCATTGGGGAAGGGTGCAGGACCACTACCGGCCTAGGCTGAAGAAGATAAGAGAGGAGCCGCCGCAGGGAAAGGACGACGACTCCTCATCTGAGGTCGCTGAGGTGGAAAGAACTCAGCAGACCGAAACTACTCCTCCAAAAGCCGAAGCCCTAGAGGGGGAGGTATCACCAGTGGCGGAGCGCTTTCCGGGGGTAAGGGCACTTCCGCCTCGGGTACCCCGCTACCTGGCCCGTACAGAAGACGACTCAGCTCTGTAAGCATCTTCACAACCCCAAGTATGGTGGTGGATGGATCGCCGGCCTGCTGTCCTTTGACGGCAGCGCCGGCTTTCATTTTGAATGAAGCTCCATCTTCCGCTATCCCTTCGTACGAGAAGTCTCCCGCACCTTCGTCTGTCTTACTGCCCCACGTACTCGATGTCTTCTGAGTAACTTCCAGTGAGCTTCCATCGGCGGTGACTTCCTTGACTACCATTCTATTGGTAGCGCATCCGCCCAGCAGTAAGATGCCTATTGCTAAGACTTTCCCTAAGTGATTCATCATTCCGCACCTGCCTCCCTGCTCGTTACGCTGTCATCCCGAGCAAACAATAACCCTAAGGCCGCCGTTATCATTGCAATACTTTCCGGTGTAATGGTGGTGGCGGCGTCGGTATCCAGCAATGCTGTAATGATTGAGCCTAGTGCTAGGAGAAGTGTACCTATGCCTAAGCCGGTAGTCTTAATACTCTTGCTCTTAATCATCGTTTAATCTCCGTTAGTGGGCCACGAGCTCTCTGCTCTTTGATAGCCTTGTTCAGATGCTTCTTTCTGATAGCCGTTAACCTTCTATCCAAGATCCTTACCTTTGCCTCCTTATCCATTCGTTGATAGCCTTTAGAAGTCTCAATAATCTTCTTGACTGCTGGCTTACCCTCTGCTCCGAAGCCTAGCGCAAGCTGTTGATGAATGTCAGGGTCTAGTCTGTACCGCTTACGTGCCCGAGTGAAAGTCTCACTAGGTATGGAAGGATAGTATCCAAGAGACTCAAACTCGGAATCTATATTATCTCCTACGTCCATGGAGTAATGCACGGGCCACCAGAACTCCCACCACTTGTTGCTACTAAAGGTGTATGGATCACCCCATACAGTTATCTTATCTCTAGTATTCTTCTCTACACCAAACATGCTGTGCAAGATGTCTGTACTGAGTGGTAGCACCTGATGCTCTAACTGGTCAAAGACCTGCGGTACGTATTCACCATTCTCGTTCTCTTGCATCTTACCCTTCTTCATCATCCACCGCAGGAATCCTGAGTAAGGGATGAGAGCACCTTCAGCCGTCCGTCCGATAGCACTCAAGTATTCTTCTGATGTACGAGAATCTACGTAATCATTGAAGGTACGCATGTAATTGTTATTCAGTAACGTGTGACCTATGGCGGTGCCGGCTTGAGTCAAATCTCGGATAACCTTGTCTTGGTCCTTCTCATCCAGCTCCTCATACTGCCCCAGTCCCTTAAGGCCCTCATAGAGATATGAACGCAAGTCAGCTACAATCTTGAACGGAACGTTGATAGGTTCGATGTTTTGAAAGCTAATCCACTTGTCACCATACTTGACCGCGTAAGGTATCTTGCCCTCAAGCCGCCACTGTTTTCTCTCATTCCTATCTAATGGCAGCGCACCTGTAAACTCATCTTCATCAAAGGCCAGCAACAGGAATGCAGCCATCATGCTACCTTCTATCTGCTTAGCAATAATATCTGCCGGGCGGTGCCCATAACCGAACTTATCAAACGAGGGGTCACGTGCCCATATAGCTTCTGCCGCCAAGCCTACTCCCGGTGTCATCTCCAGCCCACGTTTGCCAAGGTTGACTAGCGTGTTGAAGAACGGGAACACCAGCTTAATGATTGGAGCCTTCTCGCGTACTGCAAGCAAGTGAGTACCGACTGTGCCTGGACGGTCCATGAAGGTGTTGTACGAAGCCGCCTCACTCACCTTCTGTCTTATGTGATTTGGAATGCTAGCGTTATCCGCCTTGTATGCAGCAAGTGCTCGTTTAATGTGAGCTTTCTGAGCAGCTTTATCTCCTGGAAACTTAGTCCTAGCATCCTCTTGCGTAAGCCTGTTCAAGTGACCTTCAGCCGCTATAATCTTGAACATCATATCGCTAGCTCGCATAAAGGTAATCGGAATGCTAATGGGAAACCCGAGGCGGCGAATCGTAGCTTCCATGTTCTTCCGCATCAGTTCTCCCTTCTTCTTCCCTAGCACAGCTTCAAACGTCTTATGGGCCTTGCCATCTCTCGGGAGTATGTACCTTTGCCAGGCGCTAATATCTTTTGCTTGTATATCCATGCCCTTGATGCTCTCAAGACTATGGACATCTCCTATCTTATTGTTCAAAATATTCCAGCCTGCCTCGCCACCGTGAGCTATGCTACTGGGCACCTGAGAGAACGCTGGCAGCAACGAGGACGCTAGCCCATCCCGCTTACGCTTATCGCCTTGAAAATAGAACTTATCAATAAGCTGCCCCATAACTGGCATCCTACCCATGACTGCCATTCCACGGTCAACTGCTCCCGCCAATGGTTCATGCACTACGTAATTCCAACTCGTCCAAGCTCCAGTGAACACAGTATTGATACCCTGTGTCTGAGGAGAGGATAGCGTGAACGAGTAGAACGCCTGCATGTACAAGTCCCACATATTCGGGCCTAGTTCACCCATGTTCTTATTAATAATATCAGAGGCTGCCTCAGGATTCTCAAGAGCTTCTAACAGTACTTGAAACCCTGTGTTCCCATACGTCTTCTGTACCTCATCAAGGGTGAATGCGAAACTCGCCTCAGTTGCTTTGGTAGTAAAAGACTGCAACCGGCGGCCAGCGTCAGAACGCACTAGTAAGAAGTTCCTTATATCCTGCGCAGCTTTACGCCTCTTCATCTTACGCACGAGCGCGTTCACAGCCTTAGGGCCATCGTTATACGCCTCCCTCAACTCTGACTCGAATTGTTGACGTAGCTCAATGGCCCTATCTTGCACGATGATGACATCCGGTAAGTCCAACGCAGGATGCTGGTTGCCTTGCTCAGCGCTCTTCAGTTTCTCATGTAGCTCCCTCACATATCTCTTACTCTGCTTCCGTATATTAGCTTCTTCTCTAGCCTCTACCACTGCTGTACTAGTGGTCTTATCTATCCCCATGAAGTCCGCCATAGCCTCAGCCTTGTCTCCAAGGGTCACCAATCGACGTCCCTTATGGAACTGAGCACGAGCACGTCGTCGGCGGTTGGCTTCTTTCCTCTCTTCTGGATCCACACTAGTGGCCATCTGTGCAGTAATCAAGTCCTCCATAACCGACCTAAGTGTTTTGTCTACATATGTTCCCGGCTTAATGGCTCTACCAGTGGTGTACAGTTCTCCTACATACCTACCAAACTCCGTAAACGTACCCTTCATCTCTTCCGGTACTTTAGCCGACTTGCTCTGTACCCAGTTCGTAAACCCGTTAGCAAATTTCTCCTCTGCATACCGGGTCCATATATCTCCTGCTCTGTGCGGCCCGTTAGGGTCATTCCTATGTGCCCACTTCTCCGCCGCTCGTAAGCTCTTCTCAGGCAACGCTCGCTTCCATGCGTGTGCAAACTCGTGCACGAAGGTCTGAAGGTCTGAGCCAAGAAAGAAGTTAATATCCCTACTCTCTTGATGAAATGCTCCCAACACCCATGCGTCAGGATTCATAGTCTCTTCCACGCTGAACATTACATGACTGCTATCATACCCTACATCCCCGTGGAACACGCTCTTCAGACTGTTAGGAAAGATGACTGAGATAGAATCTTTCTGGGTATCTTCTCGCCCCTCTACGTGATTCTCATACACTACTCCATCATATCCTAGCTCCGCTAGCATCTGGTACGCTAAGTCCTCATCCTCCTTAAGGCTAGTATCGAAGTCTCCAAGATGGAGATTAGCCTTCATTTTAGTGTTCTTATCCAATCTATGTCGCTGAGTATCCATCAAATCATGTATCAACTTAATAGGAGTGTTAGCTACGATATCCTGAAAATGTGGACCCCCACTAGGGCGATAGGCATTTTTGATGTTAGTAACCAATGGTAGCACTCTGCTGGCACCTAACTCCTGACGCATAGAGTGGTGAGACTCCTGTTGCGTGAAGCCCACCTCTTCGGCGGCGGCGTACCCACCTACATGTAGCCAAGAGATATAGTCACTCCTGCGCCTAGTTCGCAGATTAGCTGGGTCTACACTAAACACTCCATTCTTCGGAGTATCCATCCTGAACCACACTTGTACGGTCCCATCTTCATTATACCTCAAATCTTCACCAGGGCCGGTCTTATCTTTCTTATCTCCATGCCAGGACTTGAAACCCATATTCCTACTGCTTATCTCAACCGCCCGGCGGAGCCTGTTCTGCATCTTAGCATGATCCACCTCCCCTCTATAATTGAGGTTGTGATCTCGAAGGTCATAGGTCCAGCGTTTAAGCATCATCGCCAACCTCTCGAACTCGTCCATCTCATCAGGTACTTTTTTCTGAGACTCTATTACTTTATCAAAAGCCTTACCACCCTGAGCAATGGCGGCATCCAAATCCACTAACCTCTCCAGCTTCATCTCTTTAAGCTGTATACTCATCCGCATAGATGCGATTGTAAACGATGGCGCTCCATCAAACGATGACTCTACCGCCTTACGTAGCTTCACCAATCGCTTCTCTTCAAAGCTACTAGCCTTCTTGTCCGCCACCTTATCTTCCAGCTTTACCATTTCCAGAGCAGTAGGGTAGAACATGTAAAGAGACTCTATCTGTGAGCGAGCCTTACTTATGTCAGTAGCGTTCCCAGACTCCTCCGCCAGCATCACCACATACTCTTCAAAGAAATCATTGACCTCTGCTGTATCCTGACCAAAGTTACCGAAACTATCAAACTCCCCTAGCGCAGTCTCTGTAGCCGATAGCATAGTAGAGGTCCAGCTCTCAGCCTTCTGCTTAGCCGTTGAAGCGGAGAACAATGCTCTCGAGTCCTCATTGTAATCCCGTACTTTGAGGGCAAGGGCGGCTGCTTGTATCTGGCCCAGCTCCTCCGTGTAGTACTGATTCACATCAAGGCCAGTCAGGTTAGCCCAGGCTCTCGCCTGCCAGAACACAATGTCCTTCACAATCTCTGCAGCAGCGACAGGATCCTTCGCTCCCACCACAATGCCCGCCTCGACCATGTCAGAGTAAAGACTAGTCTGTAAAATCTTCTGGCTGAACTTCTCATGCTCTCCACGTATAGTAGCATATCGATCAGGTGATGTTGTAGTAGAGGCGTTGAAGAAACTAGGAGCGCCCTTTCGGCGGCCAAAGTCCAGCCCAGTCATTTTATCCAGCTCACTCTCAGTCCTATGATGCCCACCTTCCAGACTCAGCCATACATACCTGTTACCGTCCTCATCATACGTAGCCCGGATCTCCTTAGCATCCTGTCGTGAGAACTGACCACTAAACTTATCCAGACCCTGTCGGCGGAGGTCTCTCATATCACCATCTGTAGGATTCTTGATAACCCTGAACTTCTTACCCAACGCATCCGGCACCTTCATCTCCGCCCTAGCAGCATTCCCATTGTGCCCCTGCCCAGTACGCCGTACTTCTGTTCCCTTAAAATCTTTCACGTTCTCCTGCTTTTTAGCTATCTGATTAAAGACAAGTTTATTGTCCTTCTTCAGATGCTCCATGAACTCCTTCATAGACACGACATCAGCAGAAGTCACATACCTATTCCCACTCTTAGTCTCCACCACGTGGAACCTTCCAGTATTCTCATTCCCCAAGTCCGCCACCCGTTGCAACTCTTCCTCAATAGAATCCTCACTAGGGTTCCGCATAATGGGAACACTGTCACGTCCTCTAATCCTCAAAGAGTCAAACCGTTCAGTCAGCAGTCCAGTCTTGTTCTCTTGAAACAAGTCCCTGAATCTAAGCCCTTCATCCCCCAGCTTAGCTCCAATCTCTTCCTCAATCTGCTTCCGTACACGCGCAGCATGAGGGCCCTCTGCCGCCCACACATACTTGTTACCTGCTCTATCATAAGCAGCATTCAGCTTAACGCCCTTCTGATTACTCCCTAACAAATTCTTGAAGCGGTTGTTAGTCTGATTCAGCTTCTCCAAGCTGCTAGGGTTAACCAGCACCTGAGCCTTGCTAAACAGCCCTCCTACCTCAATCTCACCTTCCTCCTTAACATCCAGCTGATGCAGAACCTCTCCTTCTCCGTCCTCAAAGCTCTGCGCCCCTGCTTCTATCTCAGCCTCATTCACCGCCTTGTTAGCCCACTTCAAAGCAGCGTTCAAGTTATTCATGCTACTCACATACAGATGCACATTCGCTTGATACTCTTGGTCTGACTGGCCCTCTTGTTGCTGAATCTCATAAACCCCCTTCTCCTCATTAAACTCAAACTCCAGCAGCCCCGCCTCCTCAAACCTACCCTGCAACAACTCAGCACTGGTCATATCCTTACTCAGCACCTGCGCCGCAAGGCTCGCATTTCCTGCATAGTACTCTACTACATCTTCTCCCTTCACTGCTTTCCCAGAAGACTCATCGCTGAACAGGCTAGCTGTAAGGGACTCCAAATCAGGAGCATCAGGAACTTGTCCATGCTCATACCTTGCGCCGCCTACATCCTCACTAGCAAAGTCCGGATTAACACGGACGGCTTCTCTTATCTCTCGCTGAACCGTAACTTCTTCTCTCTCCGCCTCCGTCATTCCACTAATCTCACTCAGCTCCTTCCTCAACGGACTAGCCACATGAGCCTTAGAGATCGCTAACTGCTTCTTCTTCACCTTCTGTGTAACACGGCGAGACTTGACCGCCGCTGCCTTAAAGTCAGGCACACCAAACAGGCCAACCCTCACCTTATCACTCTCATCCACCACCGCCTTCATGCGCTGCGAGCTAGACAGCTCCACATCCACACCATCAGCATTCTCCTTAACTATCCGCTCAACACTTCTCAACGGTATAGCCTCACCCTTTATCTCCACCACCCCCTCTTCAGTTTCAATAGTATTCCTCACCTTGCCATAGTCACCAGGTATCCACCAGTAGTTACCATCCTGTGCTTCCACTATCCCACCTCTAGTGGTACTGCCTGCGCCAGTTACTATGGTACTCTCTCTTTTCAGCTCCCCTGTCTCAGGGTCAGTATATTCAAAGTGCGTAGCTTCCGCAAGATCCGCCGATAGCACCCCAACCTGATACTGGGTGCTAATCTTCTTACCTCCCAGACTGCTCAAGTTCTGTGCATTTTTACCTGTCACCACCCCTGCCGCTTTCTTAGCTTGTCGAGGCGGAGCTGCAATCCCGCCCGTAATAGCGCCCACAATAAAGCTCGCAGGCCCAACCACAGCAAAGGCATCCATGAATGATTTAGCCGCATCAAACATCTCAGGATCTTGCAACAAATAATCACTCATGATTTGGTCAGCGCTTTCCTGCACTGCTTCCATACCACCAGCCGCAAACCTTGCAATCACGCCCTGCTGAAACGGCGCAGGCAACTTACCCATCAGCCACGCTGCCTGAGGCAGGCTCATAACACCACTAGCTGTAGCCTGAGCAGCAAACAACTTCAGCGCAGTTCCCAGACTATCCCCTCTAGCCCTACTGACATCATACACCCCCAAGCCTTCCATCGTACCAGCTTGCACTTGTATACTAGCCATCGCAATGTTCTGCGCATTCTTCGCAGCCCATGCTCCCGCCGCCCCATACTTCGCAAGCCCTTGCGCACCCTTCACCACAGCCTTAGCTCCAAAGCCCATCCCATAGATCTGAGCAGCGAACTCAGCTATACCTGGAAGTATATTCCGCGGGTCAGTCAACGCTTCTTTAAACTCCTGCTCACCTTCCGGCCTATGCACAAACCCCTCAACATAATCACTCCACTCATCCCACATCTCATCGCCGTCACGGAACCAAGTATGCCCAGGCAACACAGCTTCTTCAGCAATAGCCAGCCCAGTCGTAGCGATATCTACAAACCCCATAGCTCCGCCCAAGAATGCAGCGGGCATACTCTTAACCCCTAGCACCGTCTTATCCCAATAACTATATGTCTCCGCTTCCTCGGGCGGCATGGCCTCTAACGCCTGATACATAGGAGTATGCAAAGCCCGCCGATGAAAGCTCGTGACCTCTATAGGCATAGGCGTGCTATCCTGCAACTCTTGCAGCCTATCCTTCTCACCGTGGCGGCGCATGTAATCATACACCTCCAATGGCATAGGCGGATCAGGAGGACCCTCTGGCCCCTTACTCAGTGCATGCTCAACCAGTCCAGGCTGAGGCACACTCTCCTCCAACCTAGCTCTCTCAGGACTGAGGCGGCTATCATCCTCAGGGTCAGTTTGCACCGACTGGCTAAGCCCACTTCCAGTGGACAACTTCTCACTTACTCCTCTTCCTTTATTCTCCTCTCCTAACAAGTTCGGCACAGGCTCAGGATTAGTAGCACCTTCAAGATCAATACTCATCACTGCCACCTTCCATCACCATAAATAGACCAATTAAGTCTCTTCTCAAAGCTCCAATTGCCCCACCCAGCAGGCTTCGGCTTCTCACGAAGCACTGATTCAAACAAGTTAGGATCATTCTTAAATCTCTCTAGCGCATCAGCGATAGCACGTTTTCTAGCACCTTCTTCACCTAAGGCATGACGATAAGTAGCTATCTCTACATTAATAGCTTCTTCATAAGGCTTCAATATCTCAGGAAGCTCACTTGACTTACTTACATCATTCACAATAACCTCTTTATTAACTTCAGACTCGTCGCTAGCTTCAGCCTTACTCCCAGTAACCAGTACATCTCCCTCAGCGTTAACGACGGCGGATTCAGGCTCTGTAGCTTCTGTCCCTGCAGGAGCATTCGGACGCCTACCATTCGCATCAGCTTTGGTCTCATCTTTAGGTAAAAGCGTCGCCGGCCATCCAGGTCGTGAAGGCTTAATCCCATTCACAACCCCACTAGCTGCATCATCCACCATAGCCCTGAATCTCTGTCCCTGATTACCTGCCGTCCAAGCCTTCACCGCATCATCAGTGCCCTCCTTCAACGACTGAGAGATAGCGGCATCTCTACCCTGCAGCACTTCAAGCAGCTTGACCCCCTCAGGATCTTTCTTAATAATACTCACATAGTCATGATAAGTAATCCGCTTATCCACTATACCTCTAAGTATCATAGCCACCTGCGCCTTATTAACCTCTTCAGGAGTATACACAGGCATACCGCCGGGCGCATACTCATATTGCTTCATTCTCTCCGTCATCGCCTTATCAAAAATCGCCCCAGACTCTACCGTAGGCCCAGTGTAATTATCAGCCCTGCTAGCCATCTCCATTTCATATTCTATCGCCTCCTTCTCCTTAACGGCCTTATTAGCCTGAGCTACTCTCAATCTAGCTGAAGCCCTCGACTCTCCTATCTGCGCCTCACCCAGCTTCAAGTCCTGCTGATGCAGCTCATACTCAGGAGTGCCCGGAGTAGTAACCCTACTCCTAACTTTATCCTGCCTTTCAAACTCACCTTTCCTGAACTCAACTTCATTATCAAAGCGAATTCCCTCAAGCCCTTCTCGAAACTCCTGCTCATCCTCACGCGCAGTAATAGCCGCCGCAGCAGCCTCACTATCACTCACATCATTCATTGCTATCTGATGTTCACTCGCTGCAATCTGAGCATCCGTAGCCCTAGTCTGATTAGCTAGCCGCTTCTTCTCCAGATTATGCTCTTCCCGCCGCCGGTTAATCTCAGCCTGCGCCACATCCCTACTAGCAACCTCCTCTCTAAACGCCCTGTTATCCTCTGGCGTACCGCCGAACCCTAGACTCAATTCAGATGACACCGGAAGCGCATCCGTCTGACCTCCAAGAGTGCTAAGCAACCCTTGCACTCCCGGATCCTCAAACAGAGTGCCTAGCCCGCTCAACGCTGCTTTCGCTTTAGCTTTAGGCATACCACTAACCTCCAAAATACTTATTAGCAGGATCTAGCAAGTCATCCCCAGCAACCCTCACCTTAGCTCGCCTACTTCTACCACTCACACTACCAACAGCACTGTCACTCTTACTCCCCATTCCCGAGCTTGCTGCAGCACTCGCTGCTCCAGCAAAATCCCCCTCTGCCAGACTCCCACCTATACTCGCGCCTGTCAACGCCGAACCAAATCCGCCCGCTCCAATCAGCCCCAATCCCCCAGTAGCCGCACCTACACCTGCAGCTGCCAGTTTAATCAGCTTACCTTTCTTCGCCTTCTTCTTAGCTTTCTTCTCCGCCTTCTTCCTCTCCTCTTCCTGCTGAAGCGCCAATCCTTGATTCCTCAGCAACTCCGCATTCTGAAACTCTCCACTTTCCGGATACTTAATAACCGGAGCTTTAGCGAGTGCTCCTAGCGCCTGCATTAACTGTGCGTATTGAGCCATACTGGGCATGATTCATTCCTCTCTATGTTCAATTGTTGAACTAAGTTATCCGTTAATGTTTGAGCCATATGCAAAGGCAGCAGCCAATCCGCCGCCTAGAAGTCCTAGCATTGGGTTCCCTGTGGCGGTACCGATGCCCATACCTACTTGAGGCCCTATGCTGAGGGCTGCGCTAACAGCCGTTTGTAAGTTACTTGGCTTCTTGGGTGAGAGGGGAATGCCCTGCATTGCGCCAATTACTTGAGCGCCGCTTTTCACTGTCTCAAGTTCCCACTCGATCTCACCTACGTCGTATTCTACATTCTGCATCCGCTCCTCACGCCGTGTTAGGTAGCCCAGACGAGCGCGCTCTGACTTGAGACTAGAGAGCGTTTGATAGAGGCTTGCGTTACGTGTCTGCATGTTACCCATAAGCTCGGCGGCTTGGATGAGAAAGACGTTCTTGTCTCTACGGCCCTGAGCCAAAAGCTGAGAGCGAAAGAGGTTTAACTGGCGGGTGTGGTCGTTGTCGATTAGAGCCAGGCCGATGATGTATGGAGTGGTTTCTATCGCATTGATGTCAAACATCGCGCCTTCAAAGGCGGAGCGTTGGCGGAGGTAAGATGCCTCACCTGCTGCCTCTTGCGCGTCCACCTCAGCAGTGAGGTCAGTGTCTACGTCAATACCGTAAGTGGCGAAAAGGCCGGAAGCTTTCTCAATGAAGTCGTCAAATGCTTGCTGCTCACCATCCGTATCAGGGGTAGCACTCACGTAGGTAGTCACTAAGTCGTTGAAGAGTGAGATTGCCTCATCAGTCTCAGTGAGAGCGTCTCCAGGATCCTCTGCTTCGGCGGCAACGTAGGGGTTGTTATCGATGGCGGAGGTCGTGAAGGCGATAGCGTTGTAAGGGTTAGTGCCTGCGCCTACTTCTTGCATGTTGCCAGAATTAACACTTGTCCCGCCCATTAGGAAGTTAACGTGAGCAGTAGCTAGATACTGGGGGTACATAGTACCAACAGTAGGGGCAGTAGCGTCTTGTGTACCTGAGGGAAGTCCGGCCATTACATCCTCCAAACTAGTCGATGATCGACTGTTGCGCCAAAGTTCTCGGCTATGTTCTTAATTTTCTCGCTATCTGTTGTGGCTATAAGCATGTCACATCCTGAGTCTGCCATATGCTGGCGCAAGAGGGTCATAGTTTTATGCCATGTGCTGGGCGGAATTTTATCCATTCCGCAGAGGTAGCTAAGGTAAAGAATGCTGCTACCCACCGGTCCGCCAACATACTTACTGGTCACGAAAAAGCCTATCAACTTGTTATCATTTACACCCATCCACAATGTGAGATGGCCAGTAGTGAAGCCAGTTAACAGCGCATTGGTACGAGTTATGGTAGGCTCTACACCCTCTTCTTTCTCAATCATATCCAGAAAGTAGCCTGAAAGAACTCCCCAGTGGTTAGCAACAAACTCTGGAGAAGTCTTGACTATGTCAGGGCTAGATTCTTCCGGACTGACGGGCGAAGTTGCGGCTATCTCGGATTTGCCATTCCGCTTTGATATATTCAATTCTTGCTGCTGCACCTGGGGTAAACTCCAATTCGTAGGCAAACTCAAAGCCGCTTATCACGGGAATCGTGAAGCCGCCACGGATGACCTCCATCCACTCACCTACTTGCCAAGAGGTCGAATGATTGTTCTTGTAGTGCACACGTACTTTGAGATTGGTGACATCGTACGCCCCTACCTCAAGGTCATGTATAAGTTTGAATTGCCGGTTGCCGTAGTCAATGGCGGCAGTCTTAATGTACGCTAGCCCTGATACAGGGGATATGTCATCTGTCACCCCAGACAAGCCGGGGGCGGTGACGCCTGTTTTCGGGAGCTGGAATACTGAAGTGACTGTAGTCCATATCTGACCTAACCCCTCGCGCGTGCGTAGGAAGGATGTGTCGTTATTGCAGATATAGACTTCTGACTCATCCGTGTCCACGCTGAGGATGGGAGGGGCGGTAGCAAGGTTCGTGACTAGAGGAAGCAAGAACTCATCATACCCCAACTCCCGGTCAATCAATTCGTTAGAGATGAAGCGCAGCTTGCCATTTAAATCTAGGTACATGTGGAAGTTAGCAGAAGAATTGTAAGTTACTGCCCCACGGTCACAAAGCCCTTGGTTGGAGATTACCCGTACTTGATGCAGATTGGGATTCTCAGGGCTGGAGACGATAGCGCACACACCATCTGTGCAGTAGCAGACTAGGGCATTCGGTAACGGTAGGATGCGGAGGCACTCACCTGCGAAGGGCAGTTCAATGAATCCCATATCCCCGTCACGCATGGCTTGTATGAATACGTTTGCCATAGCGGAGGTATGAGTGGTGTCCATAGCACCGAGTAGGGCTAAATCCGCTGCAAATGGCCACTTCACATCGCCGCCGTTGAACATTCCGTAGAAGACTACGTTCTTGTCCACCACGAAATTCTCATACAGCACGCCCGTGTGCTTCTTCATGAACACATCAAAGGCTTCAACGAAGTCAGAGTTCGAGTAGATAGCATCCGTCGAGTCAAAGCCCGCCACATATAGGCGCCGGTTGAAGTTCGCCATAGTAGCCATCTGTGTAGCATCCGTGCGAACTACCCGCCAAGGAAAGGTATAGTCAGCACTAGTGTGCGCGCCTTTCGTGCCACACATCGGAGCACACATAAAGGTGTGGTCGTTGTTTGTTAAGAACCAGACTTTCCCGAAGCTCGTGAAGTTGAAGGGCTTAGTCGTTCCAGTGTACGAAGGCGTTATAGTCGCGATGGCTTTAAGGGAGGCGGCAGTTATAGTGCAGGCTACATTACTTTGAGCGGTAATGCTTACTTCCGTTTCCGCCCCTGTCGTAATCACGTCGAACTCCATAGTACCCACTTGGGGTATCTGAGACTCTGACGCATCTGAGCCTATGTGCACAAACATCTTATCATTCGTGGAAGCGTCGATACTTACCGCGCTAACATCCACTGTGAAACGATACAAGCCTGCGGGGAGTGATGTAACGGTATCTGTTATAGAATCCGTAACGCCTGTTACGTGGCCAGCTTCTGTACCAGCAATAGTCCATCCCGCCTCTGAGTCATCCCACGAACTGAAGTCCGTATCCGCCAGTAGCTCACTGCCACTCACATCATGGTCGTAGACTGTAATAGCCTCTAACGTACCATCATTGAGGCGGTGCAGTAACCCGGTCTTCGTAAGGCACAGCGCAAATCCGTGACCCTTGAACATCTGAGGGAAAGGCCATGCTGTAGTAAGACCATCTGTACCATCCGTTATGGATAGCTCCTTAGATGCTCCATACTTCATAGCCTTCATGCCATCACAGTTGACAAGATGCACATCACCATTTGGCAGCCTAGTGTCATCCCTAAGACCTGCCTTAAAATGTTCTCTAGTATAATCCTCTGGCATCCTGTTATCTCCTCAGTGAAATAGATTTAACGCTAGTTACCCCTGATACCTCAAAACTGACAGTCATGCCGAATATCCTGATTGGCGTAGACCCGCCAGCAGTCAACTCGATTCTGAAAGACGTACCCACTTGCTCCGGATACACTTCGCCTCTACCGTCTAACCCGATAGCCTCACCGTACATGAACTCGTCTGACTGCGTAGCTTTGTACTGCAGCCGGCAGGTAATGGCGATAGGCTCATCAGCGTAAACGCTAATGGCTTTGATGGTCTTGAGGCCTGGGAGTTCCAAGTCAAACTCATCGGTAAGCAGCCGAAAGCTATCGTTTGTGCCATCTTTCACGAAGCCTGTAGTGTCTGCATACGCAGTACTCTCGCGCGTACCCGTGAGGCAGTGTACCACTTGCCCGTCAATAGCACTCAGCCCTTGAGCAGTCAGGAGGTACGTAAAGCCATCAGTGTACGTTGCATCAGAGTACGATATATAAGTCTTCTGCTCGTTCTCATCATACTGCACCATCACAGGACTAGCACCGCCGGGGTCAACTGCGTTTTGGAAATACTCTTCGTACCCTACTTCCTGTAACTCCAACTGCCTCGTCAGTCTCCACACCTTACCACTGGTGTCTACGAATGTGTGCATATCTAGAGAACCACCTACAGCCCCTCGTCCGCAGATACCAAAGGAGGCAAGGGGGACTTTGCCGAAGGTAGGCGTTGGGGATGACGAGGGACTGTAAGCAGTAATGAAATTTTCACCATACGCTACGACCGCCTCATGCAGGGGTAGAACGCAAAGCACGTTACCTTGGTCGGCGGGCGGCGCAAAGCCACTCTGCAACAGCCCTTGCTGCTTGTGCCAAGATTCAAATTCTCCAAAATGTGGACTTTCTTTCAGGCTAAAGCCTAGCACTGTGCCTGTGAATGCAGGGCCTGAGCTTCCAGTTAAAGTTAGCTCTAAGTTAGCATTAGGCGCACTCATATTAAAGTAGATAACGTGATTCCCGCTAGCGTCTAGCGTTAAGTCACCTTTGTATTCTATAGAATCACCTGCCACTACAGTAGTCACACTGAAAGTCACGTAACCCGTAGTAACCGTAAGATCTACTTCAAATCTATACATTCCATTCAGGGCGTTTGAAGGGGCGTACGCTAACTCCAGAGTATCTGAAGTAGCAGTACCTACCATCGCCGGTGTGCCGCCAGCATAGGTCCACCCTGTGCCTCTAGTCCAACCTGTCTCGCCTGAGCTAAAGTCACCATTCGTAGCCAACTCAGTTTGAACCCGCTCCACACCGTGGCTAATAGCCCTCTCAGGAAACGCGTGCTGGAGAATGTCAGTGCCCTGTATAGTACACCAACCTACCCAACCATCTGTCATGGCCGGCAGTGCTTGACCAAACATATCAGTGCTCAGCCCGTTAGCGTTGAATCTAAGCCAGTGGCGGGCCATTCCACCGTAGAATACTCGGCCCCTAAAGCTGCACACGCTAAGCGGATACGTAGTGGTGTCCAAGTACACTCTCTGCGTACCCGCACCATCATCATCATTCACGCTATACAGCGCCTGCACACCATTGCACGCAATCCAACCCTGCTGGAATGCTGCAAAGTGCCAAATATTCGTATCACAATCCAGTGTCAATGTCTCGCTAATGTCATCCGGGTCTACCAGAGTCGAGGTGATTTCAGTAGCCACCCATGTAGCAGAACCGTCTGCAAGGGTGTATACCTTATCATCTATCCCGAACCCTATGATGTAGTTAGGGCCACGGAATAGCATCATCTCAGGGAACCCGCTGCCGCCTCCGGTAGCTACCACATGACTGGTCACATCCTCATACGGATATATGCCGGTCGGACCTACAGCACAATTCATCAGGTCAACTAGTCCCGACTCATTCCTGCCAGCCCTGTAGCTTCGCCGTAGCCCAGCAGTCAGAGAGTTAGATAGGCTTACTGTCGGCATCAGCCTCTCCCAGTGCAGTAACGTCAATTACAGGAGTCGTCTTCGGAGGGCGGATTTGTTTAAGCTCCTCTTGTCTCACCCTGTTTTCAGCAGTCTTCTTAATCAGTTCTCGCATCCGCCCTTGCAGCTCTTCATCTCTCTGTGGCGGTGGCCCTTTTCTCGTGTGATGTCGCATCTCTTATCCTGCCATCGTTGTGCCATTATAGGCAACTTCTTCTTGCACGTCATCAATAATCATCTGTCTCTTGACGTCCTCAATCAGGCGCATCAAGGTGGCATTAGTAAAGGGATTCAAGTCCAAGTCATTTACCATCTGCATCGCTACATACAACACCAATTCGCTGAAGTTCAACGTCCACCAGTTAGTATCACTGTCCCCACTTAGCGCAGCAGTATAGTACATACCTCGCACCTCAGCAGTTTTTGCTGCCGTCGGCGGAGGCATAATCCATATGCTTCTCGTAGTATCATCAGCCTCACCCATTTTCGGTGCCCAGTACAGCGGCTTCAGTGCGCTAGCTACAGCAGTCAAGTCTGCTTCATCCAGCTCCTTCCGAAGCCAATCCTCGTCCGCCTGCAACAGCGGAGTAGTCTGGTCTGTAATCCTAACCTCAGTCACACTATGTGCCGTTACTGCCACACTGCTAACATCCGCCCCCACAGTAACATCCGCCTTCTCCAACTTGCGGCAATGCCTAGCGTGGCGGTCGCACCATCTCAGGGCCTTCTGAATGTAGAAGTTAGCTCCTGCATCTACTGTGTAGTCAGGAATGGTATCACCACCACTACTCTGGGTACCTACCAAATGATAGTGGCCTGTACCCGTTACGAGTAGAGTTCTAAGGCCAAGAAATGTAGTATCGTCCACGCTAGGCATTCTTTAGTCCTCCGCCGGATGCTTTGGCATCGTCAGTTTATTCTCATAAGTGAACCGTTCCATGAAGTATAGGTCATTCTCCTTGGTCCACCTATTTTGTTCTATACGCTCAATCTTAGACATCACATCGTTAATAGTCTCAGTGATGTCCTGCACACTTTCAGCCTGCCTCAGCTTGAGATCGGCTATATCATGCTTGACTGAGAACCATGAGCCGACAATAACTACGGTCAAAGTCACTATACCGACTACCAGTTTTAGATTAATACTAGTACCTTCATCTAGCACTGGCGCTCCCCCTCGTCGATCTGTACCCACCCGTCTATCATGCGATTCATAGTCGTGTACCTCATCCATTTTGCCTCCTTGCGAGGAGGGGCCGCCAGTGTTGGTGGCCCCTCCCAACAGTTAGAGCTACACTACATTCAGCGTTCCAAGGTTGCTGATGTACATGAACTGCTCTGGGTGATGGAACTCAAGGCCGCATTCAGTCAAGAACTCTTCGTTCTTACCGTCAACGCCAGTGCCGCCACCCTTACCGAAGTGCTCATCAGCCATGAACTTCGTATCGTCAATGTAGCGATACCGGATGTTCTTCATCTCAAAAGCGAGCAACGAATTCGTGTTACTCGTCTCATGCGTGAAGCGTGGGTGAGTCTTGATGTGCCACGTACCAAACGGAGTCTCAAGCGTGTTAACCTTGATACCGTACTTGGTTTCGCCGCCACTCAGGTTGTACATCGAGTTATTCTCGACTACGTCTTGAATAGCAAGCATACCACCGTTACCAGTGAATACCATCTTCTCGGTAGTATCGCCCCAACGGAAACTCTGTTCAATCGCTCCGTTCATGAAGGCTTTACCACCGGCGGCCCAAGTCTGACCTGCATAACCCGGATCCTGACGGTAGTCCAACACGTTAGTCGCATAGTTATCACGCATGAACTGCACGATACCATCAGTCGTCCGAAGTGGCTCACCGTTATCACCCGTCCCGAGCGTCTTAACGCCCCAGAGGAACGCATCTTCCAGCTCGATCGAGTGGTCCTGAAGGCACTCTTTCTTCGCCTTCTGATACGAATCTTCCGTGCGCAGCTTCGTCTTCATCGCGGTACGAGTCTGACTAAGGCTGGTGCGGAAAATCTGGCAGTACCCACTGTGCTCGACAGGTACATAACTGATGGCTTCTGGCCGACTATCACCTTCAGCAAACGCACTACCGATGATGATGAACCGATCCGCATCCACCATGCTGCCATTACCTGAGCCGTCCAACTTCAGAGTCACGAACTGGAAACCACTAGTCGTATCACTTCCGCGAACAACACTAGTGACCCGAACCTGCATATCGTTCGAGTGATCCAGCTCCTCACGAAGCAGAACAATGTTACCTTCCTTCAGGTACGTAGCGAACTGTGCAGTACATTGCGCAGCCAGCACAGAGCCGGCAGCACTAGTAGTCGCACTAAGGGGTGTGCCCCAAGTCAGGTCGGTGTAAATGCCACTATTCACGGCAGCAGCACCCTTGTTGATATACGTCTGAGTGAACCAGTGGTAATGCGGATCAGTGACCGCCTCACCTTTCATCTGGCTCATCATCGCAGTCAAAGGCGCACTACCATTCGGGAACAGATACTGAATTCCCTGGCGCCAGCTTTCTGGTCTTTCGCCAGTTACATTATACGTACTTGTGTCGCGCATTCCGATTTTTGCGTTAGGCATAGCTCATATCTCCTTATGCTACAGCACTAGATAGCGCGGTCCAACGGAGACCATCACTACGAACAATAGTATAATCCCCAGCAGCGTCCATCGCTGCAAGAGAATAATCAGTACCAGCGCCGGGTCCGGTAACAGTAACCGCACCAGTGCTAGACTGACTGGAGACATAAACACTAACCGTACGGCCAATCATAACCGCCGCATCTGGCAACGTGATGCCAATCGCATTAGAGTCGGAAATGCCAACATCCACACAAAACTCCTGCTGTGTCAGCGTAATCGCTTGCACAGTAGCATCAGATTTGACAATCTTGATTCCGCTATCGCCGGCGGCGTGCATATCATTAGAGAATCTACGATATCTTTCACTCATGTCTGAGTTCCTTTAAAATTCGTCCAGACCCATCATGCTTTCGAGCTCACTGGCAACAGTAGCTTTCCCCTTCTTACGGGGCTTACCGCTGCCAGCTTTAGTTCCGCCAGCATTCAGTGCGCCTTTACCGCGCACATTCCGCTTGCTTTTCTTGCTTCCAGGCATTCTAGATCTAGCTCGTTTCGCCACTTCAACCAACGCCTTCTTAGGGTCGGCATCTTCTCCTCGCTCACGTACCACCTCTGCTACAATGTTCTGCACCAGCGGCTTCACTTGAGCAAGATCAGGGTTACTCCTGTAGAAGTCACTTACAAGTTCTGCATTCTTAATTCCTGCATCAACTTGCTCCTTAACTATCCCAGGAATACTTTGCAGCATAGCCTGTTGACCAGCACGAAACACGTCATTCATTACCCTATTAAAGCCCTCTCGGTCAGTAACAGCGGTATCAAACTGCTCGTCCGTGACGAAATCGATCTCAGCCTCAGAGTCAGCTTCCGCCTTCTCTTCCGCCTCCTTCTCTCCCTTCTCGTCCCGCTCCTTGCGAAGCGCTACCAGTTCATCACGCATTTCCTGCATCAACTGCAACTGCGGATCTATCTCCTCTGAGTCCTCTTCTTCCTCTTCCCCTTCCTCTTCCTCATCCTCATACTCGTCCTCTACGCTTTCTACATCTTCCTCGTCTTCGACGGGCTGACTGCTACTCGCGTCTTTGGAACTTTCTTCGGCGGGAATGGAAAAGTCATTATCCGAATCAACCTCAGCTAATGCTTCAACCAAACTAGCGTCAAAGTCTTCACTCATTTTCTTGCTCCTTCTTGAGCCTCTCGGCTTCAGCGTTAATCTCCATCACATTCAACACCATGTTAGGCAGGAGTTTCCAGAAGTTAACGCCAAGGCCTTCACCCTGTAACATCTTAACTTCCTCAATCGTCTCCGCCGTCATCAACTCTTTGCCGATGACACCTAGTCGCCGTTGCAATGTAACTTCAAAGTCTTTCCACAGATTACTCTTAATGAAGTCCTCAAGCTCGCTCTTCGTACTAAGCGGCTCATAGGCTCCAAAGTCTTCATCTACTTCTTCAGCCATTTCCTAACGCTCCTTGCACCACATCGCTAAAGTCACCGACGGGTGCTCTACCTTGTGCCTCCTGTTCAACCTTTGGCCGGGAATCATTACTAATCCCCACAAATCCCTTCTCATCAGCCTTCGCTAGTGCCTCCTCGTCTGGCATTACGGTCATCTTAAAGCCGTCACGCAAAAACTGCGTGGGGTTTTTGGACCCACTCATTCTCATCAAGTTCAGCATCATCTTCACACTATCAAAAGCCATAAACGTCTCTTGGTTAGTCGACGCCAAACTGTACAACTGTATCGCCTCATTCAAATACTCGCCACCTTCACCCGCCGGGTCTTCACTCACAATGTCCATGTCGCCAATCAGCATGTCCGGAGTAACCAGCAACTGACCCTCCTCCTCACCTTCATCACCATACATATACCTCAGCTCTGCCTGATTCCTGCCCACCAGATCCACGAACATCGGATCTTGCATGAACTGCTGATTGTTAAACATGAACTGCCGACTAATATTCCGATTAGCCATCATGCCCGCAATCAACGCCTGCTTACTCACCCTCGCCAGCGCGCTAGTCCTCGTATCCCTACTCTCCGTAGCGCTCCGCCTCTCACCTTTCGTTTGCGTCACGCCCTGCAACTGATCAACCGCACCAGTCGCTCTCTGCAGGATATCAATAGTAGCAGCAATATCACTAATATTATTCTTAGTCACATCAGTTGTCGCCAACTGTTGCATCGCATCTTTGACACCTCTACCCCACACATGTTCCCGCATACAGATCATCTTACCCGGCTCAGGGTTCGCAGCCTGTGAGTAGTTCACAAGGTACGGATCTATCAAGAACATGTTATTCAAACTCTTCCTCACGTTATGAAAGTGACTCCTGAAGTACCAGTCCAACGTATCCAGCAGTGGCAACACCATCTCAATAATGCTCGTCGGCGCAGTCGTGTACCCATCGTACGTCGGAGCGCACACTGTGACCGGATAATCATTATGCGCGAAGTCAACCGGCTCCGCCCGTATCAACACCCTGTCACCAGCCACTTCAAACAGCCAGATCTCAGGATACTCATTCTTGCCCAGCCCCCACTTCGCTGGCACCAGCTTACAATACATACTAACAACATCCCGCCGCCGACTAGTGCCACTAAGCTGACTATCCCTAATACCGTTAGCCCACTCGCCACTCTCCAGCATCTCACTCAACATATCCCCCGCCCCATCCAAGTACCTCACATTAAAGTAACTACCCTCACCATGCTCCTCCATCTCCAGCAACTCATAATAGTCACTCTTCCGCGCGTTACCTACAAAGTGCATCTTCTGCACCTCATGTACCGGCCTGTTCGGATCTGGCAAGTACCCGTACACACTCCAATTCTGAAGCTCATTCCCCTCCCATACAATCCCTTCCTCAATCACCCTCTCCGTAGTCGCGTTCTCCAAAAAGTCTCCCAGCGCCGGACTGTACGCACCGCCCGCCCTCAAACTCACTTTCTTACCCCAGTCCCTCTTCCACCCCGTACCCACCACTCCCAACCCGTACCCAATAGCATCCCGGTACTGCGTATGCATATTAAGCAACATCTGCTTCCTCTGGAACTGCAGATCCATCACCAGCTCCATCAGCATAGCCGCGCCCTTATCCTCCGGGCCTACGCCCTTCATAGGAAAGAACACACCCCCTGTAAACGTGCTCAACCAATGACTAAGCAGCGTATCCATCGTCGCGTAGCCCATAGGAACAATAACCTCAATCTCATCATTGTTCCCAAGATTCTGATTAAACGCTTCATTCGCCGGCGCATAAGCCGTCATAGACTGGTCCACTCGCTTCCAGCTATCATACCGCCCACGCATAACGCTCTTACTATCCCTCGCCCTGCCAAGCACCTCACCAACAATCAGCTGATGAAGCTCACTTCCGGGCCGCAAGTCCAGTCCAAACGGATACGCATAGTCATACGTCTCACCTACATCCACACCCACTCCACCCTTATTGCCGGGGTCCAAAGCCATTACCATCCCAAATACCCTCCAACTACATTCAAATCCTGAATCAAGTTTCGCATTATACTCTCCATCCTGGGATGTCCCCCATATCTGAGGCCGTTAGTTTCTTGAGCGCCATCTCTTCCGCGTGGAAGTCCAAGCCGCCCGGCATAAGAATCTTGCCTGAGGCGTAGTTCCGTTTTACGGTTTGATTGGCGAAATAGCGGTCGCCTTTATGCATCATGCCAGTGATGTAGGATAATGCGTCAATTAAGTCTTTTCGTTTTGCGCGTGGGTAGTGTACTAGTTGTTCCTCAAGGGTGTCATTCAAGGGGTGGTCTCTGAGGTGCCAGATCTTTCCCTGATTGTACATGGGGACGAGGGCGGCGGATATGCGAGCGTCTTTGCCGTGTTGCGTGGAGCCTTTTGGTATGTACTGAGAAGGTCCACCCTTCGCAGCCAGAGAGACAAATTCGATTCCCAGTCCTCGTTCAAGTATTGCAGATTTCCACGGGTGCTCGATGTACTCGCCACTGCCGGCTACCTCCACGCCTATCACTTTCGCGCCAATCCTCTGGCACATGTTAAGCCCTTCGTCTATCTGTTCGTGTACGTGGAGGCGGGAGCATACCATGTCTATGATAAAGGCTTCGCCGTTCAGCATGTCTAAGCCGACGCCCACAATGGCGGTGTCACACGCGCTTTGCGTGACAGTCTTAGCAGGGTCCACCAGCACGAAGTATTCAAGGAAGCGGTCTTTGAGCATGTTAGGAGTGTAGTATTTGAAGAGCGAGGAGCGGAATGGAGCGCCTTCAGGAGACATGCAAATGTTGCGGTACTCACGGAAGAAGACGTCCATCAGGCCTTGCGCGCGATAGCGGTTAGCCATATCCCTCACCTCGGCGGAGGTCTGCTGCTCAGGCCAGTTAGACTCGTACTCATCATCGCACAGCTCCAAGTGTATGGAGTGCCAGTGAGGGTCTTCTAATAGGCGCATCAACAGGGAGTCTTCATGGAGGACAGTACCGATTACAATGATACGCCACTTCTTGGAGTTCCGGTCAATACTGCCCATGATGTCGGAGTAGAAGCGTTCAATCTTCTTCTGCCGCATTTCCTCACTTAGAACGGACTCGGAGTCCTCGTAGTCATCAATGATGTAGAGGTCCGGCCGCTCATCTTTGTACAGAAGCCCACGTACCTGCTGTCCGTAGGACGTGGGAATGTACATGCAGCCGTACTTGTCTATCGTGTTCATGACCCACATATCACGACTCCACACGTCGCTTTGTAGGTTCTTGAAGCCGAGGTCATGCAACCGCCGGTTGTGTTTAAGCTGGTGCTTCAGGTTCTCACTCTGCATCACACTCTGCTTGAAGGAAGCGGATACAGGGATAATGAACTTGCTATCCTGGAAGATGGCTCTCTTCGTCGGATAGGCAAGCTGGACCATAGAAGTTTTACCAAAGCCACGCCAGGAGGCTATGACAAGAAGTTGGATGCTGTCGTCATCCAGTGCTTGGAACACCTTGTCATGGGAAGGGGAGAATGGAAGGCGAAAGCGGCCAGGGTAGAATACCTTGGCGGCTACTTTCGTGCTTGCAGCGCATTGTGCGAGGATTTCGCGCTTTGCGTCGCCTCCTGGCGTGTCTAAGATACTCACGGCATTTGGCCTAGTAGTTTGAAAAACCCCGTGTTGGCGGCTCCTCCAGAGTATGTTACATTCATTTCTATCTCACTGACCTTAGCAGTATCACTGCCGCTCGCAGTGTCTTCTGCGGAAATCTCTATACCAAAGCCGCTCAAGTTTACAATAGCAGCAGTTATACCTGCGGTAGTAAGTTCAGCTTCTGACCAGGTATAATCTACATCTGTTGGTGACGTCGGCCAAGTATCGGAGGTGCCTTTACCAGCACCCACTGTAGTCGTGCCGTTAAATAACTTAACTACATCATCTTCGAAGTCATTTCCAGAAGAGCCACTTTTCCGCACCCTCACGGTAATTTCAGTTATATCGCCTGCTACTGCAAAGCCGAACTGGTCAGCCCTCAGGCTGTCCGTGAAGTCACGAGCAGCAGGAGTACATGTAGCCTGAGTACCATCCCCGGCGGTGGAAATGTTATCCGGATTCAGCCAGGCTTCATCACCGCCTCCTACACTCTGTCCGCGGCCACATAATGTCAATCCAGTGCTAGGCATTAACGAACTTCCTTAATTATCCATCCCGCACCCTCACGGAAAGCCAGAAAGTTACGAACAATAAACTTCCCAGTACTATTCACATGCGCGGTGATACGTGCATAGGTGCCATCGTAGTTGATAGAAATCTTCTGATACGTCTCTGGATGCTGTACGCTCAAAGCCGTAGTTATAGCATCCTCATCACGTTGCGAAACTGCGGTGTCTTCAGAGAGATCAAACTCGTTGTTAATGTACAGGACCTTTTCTGCGCTGCCGCCGAAGTCCTTCACATACACTCGTAAGGATCCCTCACGAATCACCCGCTTGTAGATATCGTTCCAATAGATGTCTACTATCTTCATCGAGGGGTCACTAGGGTGATCCACCTCTGTTGCCGCCACCGCAAAGGATAGCTTGTTGTTCATCTTATTAACTGTCTGTGCTAATGTAGCCATCTTATTTTCCTTATGCTTCAGCGACAATGCGCCAGGAAGATGTTGCAGAGTTGTATACAAAGCCCATGTCTAGACGATCTGTACTAACAGTAGTAGTAGGCAATGAAATAGTTGAATCCTCGAAACTCCCAGCATTCAGAGTGAACAACACTGCAGTTGTGCCAGTAATAGAGATCCATAAAGTCTGACCTTCTACAGGAGTTCCGGTAACTGCTATATCTGTAATCGTAGCCGTCTGCCCCGTTATTCTGTAATAAGCTATAGCATCAGTGTCTATGCTGTACGTAGTAGCGCCAGTAGAGACCGACTCTCCGCCTCTTAGTGTCTCCACCGCTTGAGCACGGGAGAGATCAGTAGCATCGCCCGTACCTGCTGCCTTATCACGGCCTTTGAATGTAGACTGAGCCATGTGTGCGAGCTTAGCGTTGGTGACTGCTTCATCTGCAATCTTCCCTTCCGTTACATTGTCATCCAGTATCATAGCAGTCAGGACTTTATCTGTCCCAATTACCGTAGCACCATCACCTGTGGACGTTACGTCACCCGTGTGGTTAGGGTGCGTGTAAGAGCCGCCGCTAATAGCTACGCCATTCTGAGTAAACCCGCCGTTGCTTTCAACTGGCCCTAGGAAGTTACCGGATTGTACAATCTCCACTACAGCTTTAGTAATAGCTGCATATGGATGGTCATCTCTTACTTCTTGATCACGATCATTATAGAACGTACGTGGTCTGAACATATCCTGAGCCATAGCTTACACCGTCCCGATAGCAATCCAGTTAACAATATGCGTTGCTGTACATGCGTACGTGGAGCCATCCGCAATACGGATAGTTCCCGCCGTAGCATCTGTAATCACTGCGTCACTCTTCGCATCCACACCGGCGGAAGTCGTGATAGTTACCACGTATGCAGTAATCGCAGTGAGGCCAGTCACAATATCAGTGAGGTCGGCGGTGTCATCATCGCCATCCATCACATACTGTCCGCCGACTTGCACATTCTCCCGAGTATGGTCCTGTACTTCGTTCAGAGCCTGAACATAGCTGGAGCGGTTTCCAAGTGCTGTATCTATAGGCATTTGCTTCCTCCTCCCGTTATACGGGGATGATTGTAAAGATGAAGGTGCCGGCGGTTACGTTACCGGCGCCTGTGAGTGCGATTGTGAGAGTCTCGTCTACGAAGAGAAGAGGCTCATTCACAGCTAAGGTGGATAGATCTGCGCCAGCGGTGGTGTGACCTAGGCGCCGGGGGTACAAGGTTTCGGAAGCATTGACACCGGTCTCAGTCCATGCAATCTGGCCACTGGTGGTACCGTCGATGAGAAGGACGGCGCCATTTGAGTAGTCGTCTTTCTGGTACTCGATGGAGTGCAGGTAGCCTGTGACGGTCTCAGGGGTGACAGCAGCAACAATGCCGCCAGCGGTACTAGTGCCTGTGACGGATAAGGTGTAGGGTTCCTTGAGCCTCTCCGTGTATTGGGAGCGTTCTCCGTATTTCATGACTTCTCCTCGCGCCGTTAGCGCCTAATTAGAGTTATAGTAGCACCAGAAAGTGTGTCTACTCCGTCATTAAGACTAGTGCCAGCACAGGTAATATAATCAGCACTAGAGCCGAGTACTTCATAAATCCCATCATTATTCGTAGAGCCGCTAATCTGAATATTGTCTGAAGCGTTTAGCTCAGACTGCACACAGCCTGCTTGATTGATTGTGATAACAGCACTGGCGGTGATGGTAAAGTTAGTAATCCCGCCCTGCCCAATAGTCCACGAGCGTTGGAATAAGACGCCATTCTGAGAATTGAAGTTACCGAGCTCAGCAACTAATTGAGTAAGTACACTCTGCATACTGGCTTCACGAGCAGCAATATCTGTCCAGAAAGTGACCCATGAGCCGCCTCGATTATTAAGATGCTGTTTTACCCTCGCTAAAGACTCCATACCGGAACTCATAGATACCAGCTGATTCAACTGGTCTTGCAGAGTTTTGATCGCCTTAGTGCGCTCAGAGTGACTGCGTACATCATGATTAGCCATTCTAGTCTCCTTCTCCAATTATGGTGAGAGTGAAAGGGTCACCATCGAGGATGGCTTGGAATCTACTAACCGCCGAACGGGAGTGAAGGATAGCGCGTTGCTTACCGGATACTCCCCGGCTTAAGCCTAGGAGTATGCAGCCCCGCACATCACTTCTCAAGTCTAGCCCCGTCTCTTCATCACCGGCGGTGTTGCCGGGGTGGATTAGAATGCCGCCACGACCAGGCACATCTTTGACGAGATACACGCGACCGAAGCGAGAGCTAGAGTAGAGTTCACATTCGTAGGTAGCACAGGGAATGCAGGAGATGTTGCGTAGGTTCGCTTTCCATGGGAGCTCTAGAGTCTCACAGATGAAGAGACCTTCAGGACTCATTACTGTGAGCTTTCCGAAAGTCCCGTCCATCGTAGAACGTTCGCGTTCGATGGTTACTTGGATGCCTTCACCCGCCATCGGTAGGCTCCTCGGTGGTTATCTCGCATTCTATTGGCTCTTCCCTGTGTATATTTGAAAGGGCCATAGCGTCTTGCTTTATGGACATGATTTCATCTTCGGTGAGTTCGCCATGCAGGTCAACGTTTACGTTCTTGGTAACCTTGGCGTGACCTGCTCGATCTAGTTGGTCCATGCATACTTTGACACGGAGAGGTGTGGGAACTTCTGTCGTACCCTGCGCTATCCCGCCGAGGAAGATTTCACTTGCTTTCGCATTCTCGTGAAGCTGTTTCTGAACAGTGAGCGCCTCAGTGTCGAGTTGACGTTGCATGTCTTCTAGGACAAGTTGGCCGAAGTCAGAGTTAATGGTGTAAGAGACCATAGTAGGCGTCATGCCAGTAGTGTTGGCGATATCTAAAGAAGACATGCCATTCACATGGAGGCGAAGGATTTCCCTATGCGTCGCTTGAAGTTTGCTTAAGTTATAACCCATTATAACGTCCTTTCCTACGTATTGTAATTGTACCACAAGGGTGGCGTAGAAGTCAATAAGGTAATTCCCGCTATGGAGGGAGTGCACCGCCACCACTAAGTGTCAAGGCGTACCGCCGGAGGCGGGCGGCCTCACAGGATATTGTCTAACCCCATAGTATTCACTGTAACTAGGTTCACATAATGAACTAAGAAACCATTCCCACTACGTGGGAAACATGGGGAAAGTGCTGCTAGCCGGCCCTTCTGCGAAGGGAACATGGGGGAGGCGGCCGTAAGTATGTGCCCATTTCATAGGCTTCACTGAAGGCGAAAACTGGGTTTTCACGGGTTCTAGAAGACCTCCAACACAAATTCCGTGTCTACATAATATATGACGCGGCAAAATTCCCCCCTCCCCCGGTCCATATTGGTACACAAAAAAGTTGTGTTAAGGGTTGACACAGGGGGGTGTGTTTTGGTATTATACATACGGTGGCGGTGGTGATGGGAGGCATGAAGCCTAACACGCGCGCGGTGATAGCGCGCGAACCCTACGCTCTTTGACAGTTGAATGGTTGCATACGCGGTGGATAACGCTACCTCATGGAGCGTTGGTATCCATATCGGACCACTGTTTGGAGTTAACATTTAAGGGAAAACGTTATGTCACACGGTAAGAGCAAAAATGGTAACGTATTGGCACACGTGAGCATCAACACGATGCCCAATGGGAGCAAAGATTGGTCGGACGCGAAGAAGGCTCTTGTGTCTTGTGCGTGCGCCTTCAAAGTCGCCATGGGGCCAAGTGTGCAAGGCATTGACAACGATTTGTGTGATGCCATCAGTGACTGGGCGGGTGTCAAAATTCAGTCCAAAATGCGCAACTCATTCAGTGCTCCCAAAGGCGTTAGTGATGCTAACTTAGCCAAAGCATGGAAAGCCCATGTGTTATCTTTCGCTAATCGCACCATTAAGATTGGTGATGCAAAAGGTAAGGTTGTTAAGGTCGTTGTTGAGACGATTGAAGAAATGGCAACACGGCGGGTTCGTGAGGGTGCAACACCTGAAGAGGTAGCAGCCGAAGTGTTGACCGCCATGCAAAACGCTATGGCAGCAGCACAGACCGAAGCCGAAGAGTTAGAAGAGTTGACAGAATAGTTAACGCACGGGGGCGTGGCAACGTGTCACGCCCCCACTTCACAACAATTCTAACTTAGGGAGCGCAAAATGGTTAACAGTGCTATGGTAGTCCGCCGTGAAGCTAAAAAACTGAGTAATCATCTCAGTAAAGTAATAACTCATCTCGATGCATGCGGAGTGTTAAGCGATGATGTTAAGTACACGCTAGAGTGCGAGTTGGAGCGTGTGAATGAGATACACGATGATTGTCACTTCGCCCTACGCGAAGCCCGGTGCGTACTGAATGAGTACACCGCGGTAACAAACGCAGCACGCTTGCTAATGGGCCAGACTTTGGTGAGTCACCCCGATGAGGATGATAACACAGAGTTTGTGTTCAAGGCGTCATGCGAGAGACTATGGCGTATGGCGGTGATGGAGGAAAACACCGCCCGCAATGCCTTGTATGAAATACCTTCGCCACGTAAGTTGGTGTAGAATAGCCAAGTGAGAGTGTTAGGTCCCCACCACATAGTGGGGACCTTTTTTTGTGCCCACACAACATGCTGTGTTAGGTCTAACACAGCTGCGCTGTGTTATTCAACCATTAGAATAGCTGACTGGGCTGCGCCCAGTCATATTCAACCATGAGAATGCCTCACTACGCTGCGCGTAGTGTATTCAACCATGAGAACGTGCAAGTAGGCTGCGCCTACTTGTATTCAACCATGAGAGGCCCTCACTACGCTGCACAACTGGGCTACGCCCAGTTGTATTCAACCATGAGAGGCCGGGGACTTAGCGCGCGTAGCGCGATGGCCCTACGGGCGGCGGTGTTGAGGGAAGTGTTATTGTGTGTAACCATGTTACCCATGTTACCGCTGTTACCCTAAATTCTGACCCCACCCTACACACACACACCCGTGTACCCTTGTAGTGGTTACTATAACCAGTTAGTAAAAAAAAAATTTTAAAGAAGAAGAGAGAGAACCACTTACAGGTAACGACAGGGGGTGCCCTCCAAATGTACGGTAACACGGGTAACAAGGGTAACCGTGGTAACAGGTAACAATCCACACCCCACCCAGCGCCTACGGCGCTGCACTATCCCATACCTGTCGCCGCCCCTCACATGTCACGAGTGTCCCGTTCGCAGAACGGTCGGCCCCATGACCGTCCATGTTCCCCCTTCTACTACATTCAAACCTTGAACACAGTAACGGCGCATAGCGCCGGGTCCGTGATAATGACAACAACTATAATAACATTACCCGCTTCATTTCAACCGCCGCCCGTGCCGGGCGCAACAGCTAAGCGTGGCGTAGCCACGGGTGGTACTTAACACTGAATAATATTTCAGTATTTACATCCACCCTGCTTTGTGTTATAATAATCATGTCAAAAGCCGTGCATGGGCATGGCCGGAGACACCTCACCCGCGCTTATGTTAGCGCAAACCTTAGGGAAAGATATGAATACTAAATCGCATGACACCGACGCACCGAAGCTGGCAGGTCTGACGCCCAGCACTCAGAAAGAGCTCAGGGAACTGGGCTACGGAAGCGAGCTCATCCGCTTCACCAACCCGCTGGCACCGAATGAGGATATGTTAGTGTATGAAGCCGACTTCATGGCCTTCCTCGTGACGCTTGACGCGGATGGCTACACCGGCCTGCTCATCCTCGTCCTGGCGGAGGTCACCTTCGGCTGGGTGGCAGATGAATACGCAGCGTGGGATACCAAGACTCCAATCCCTCCCGCTGTTGACCACGCGCAGAATGTTTTCCTCTTCCTGAACTCAGTGTCGGAGGAACTCTAACATGCCACTTTCCGCCGATGAACGCCGCTTAGAACTCCAACTTCGTAGTCTCCGCATGTCCAAGGTTACGGACACGTATGAGTACGGAGAACTCCAATCCGCCTTCAACATGATTGAGGCTGCAATGCCTGATGACTTCTCGTACGACATACCCTCAACACCTGCCACCCGTCTCCTCGGCTCGGTCATGACCATGCTTGACAATCACCACCTATCTCGCAAGGCCATCTCCGAAGTCATTTACCACAACGTCCTTGGGAACCTGTGAGATGATAGATCCTTACCACAATTCCTCATCCTCTTACGCGAAAGGGGGGCCTTCGGGCCCTCCCTTCCGTCGTCTCCGCTTCGACACCAACCAACTCACCGAGCACACGGTTGACCAGCTTGTGGACATTTACGGTGAGGATGAGATGCAAGACTTCTTCGAGTCCATCACAGCCCAAGAAACCATGGACCCGCAAGCGCTCTTCGCTAACCTCGTCCTCACCCTTATCTTCGACCGGCATTTCTGCGTTGCGTACTCTGTTGTACGTGAGGCGGTTTGCATCACCATTAAGGAAAACTAACATGCCTTTCACCATCAAAGACATCAACAACTCCAACCCCACGTACGAACTCTCCCTCGACTTTGACAATGACGGGGACCCTACCTTGTACGTGAAGTACCCTGACCACGAAGAGCCTGACCCCTTGCTCTGGATTGGCGCCGACTCCGTTATCTACGTACGCCGCACGACTCTCTGGCCCGGCTCTGATGAGAACGGTATCGTACCCATCTCCTCCAGCTCCATGAGCAACCTGCATTCCGAGCTTGGAAAGTTCAAGTGTGACCTCAGCGATATGACCTCCAAGTTCACTGATGCCGAATCTCACTTGGCGGTAAAAACGCGGGAACTTCAGTCCACTAAGAATGCTCTCACTGAGACCGAAGAGAAGCTCTCTTACGCCGAGCGCTCTGTCCAAGAAGTCAACGCTGACCTGAACACTGCTGAGATTACCCTCAACAATACTGAGGACGCTAACAACCGTTTGCACGCGGAACTCGACAATGAGCGTGACGTCTCCGCCGCCCTTCGCAGACACCTCAGCCTCGCCGGCATCGCCATCCCATCCCACCTCACCGCCAACATCGACCCAGAAGGAACGTCCCTCTAATGGTTATCCTCAACTACGCCTCGAAAAAAGAAATCGCTGCCGCCATCGGCTCACCTCTGGACTTCACGGAGACCTGCTTCCGTGGGCCAGAACTCACCCTCGTCGGCCACGAAACCCTCGTCGGCTGTAACCGCCCCCAGCTTAGCGACTGGCCCAAACACGTGCAGCGCGTTGGCGGGTACACCAAGGCCGGGAAGCTTCGCACGGGTCGCGAGTTCTACGCAGAAATCACCCTCGACAACGGCGTTATCAAGGAGGTCAAATGACAGATCCCTCCTACAAACTCGATCCCTCAGAAGACTAACCTCAACCGGGCCCCTTCGGGGGCCCACATAGGAAACCCCCTATCATGACCGAAGGTGAAGCTAAGGACATCCTTGTACGAGAACAGGTGCGTCGCATGGAAGACCGTCTTCAGCGCCAGTACGTAGAACTTCTAGGCGCTTACCAGTTCTTCAAATACCGCCGCAACCCTACCCCTGCCGACCTTGAGTGTCTCGCTCACATAAACGACCTCTGCTGTCGGCGGAGTCACCAAGTCCACCTCCTTTCCTGCTACGCTTGGGACCACTTCGAAAGGACCATCTAATGCCCCACTCCACATCACCGCCCACAACGGCGGACATAGAGTACTACACCACCTCAGTGCTAGAAAGCCTCCTCCGTACAATCTCCAATGAGCTGCGGAGGCGCCACCACGTAACCCTCGTAACCAACCTTAAGAAGGATTAACTACCATGACCCCAGACTACGAATCTCTCATCGCTTCCGCCGAAACCGTTGTCACCTCAAAGCGCCGCTGCTACGCCGAATGCGATGTCATCCGCGCTCGCCAAGTATCAATGGGCATCTCCGTAACCATCCCCAAGGTGCTCGCTGGTAAGCTCGACTTCTCCCTTCGGCAGCGTTTCGCGCTCATTGAACTTCCCAACGGCACGTGGGTGCTCGTCCCTCACAAACATGGCGTAATGCTCTCTGACACCGGCGGAGTTCAACTCATTGTCCGCTTCGCCTCCCTTAACCTTCACGAATCCGTCGAAGACATCACTCTCGTCGCTCAGCTCCACGATGGCCTCGTAACCTTCCCCGCAAACTCCTTCCAGCTCATCAACCCCGAGGCATAACAGCTATGAAAACCTACACCACTGTCGACAAATCCCAATGGCCTGTAGCCACCGATGAACCTGACAAAGCCTACTACATCGACCCCGCCACTGACTATGACTGCCTCATTGTTCGCAACAACGGCGGAGCACTCTGTGGCTACGTGGGCCTCCCACCTTCACACCCTGCCCACGGCTTCCACTACAACGACGAACTACTCTACTCCATAGATGTCCACGGCGGGCTTACCTTCGCCAACAGTTGCCAAGAGGACACCCCCGAATCTCAAGGCGTCTGCCACGTTCCCCTTCCTGGTCGCCCCTCCTCCGTATGGTGGCTAGGCTTCGACTGCTCCCACCTCGGAGATTACTCCCCCACCTACGACCTGAGCTATGACCGTGGCTTCGGCGACCCCTCCGACTACAAAGACATCTCCTACGTGAAGGAGCACATTTCCTCCCTCGCCGCTCAACTCCACAACCTAACCACATGAAGAAAGGCCCCCCTGACATGACCCGCTCCACTATCACCCGACAGCACACTCACATATTAGAAGGTGTTATCTCTAAAACCCTTTCCTTCGAGGACGGCTATTACCAGCTCTCCAAGCTCGTAGGCCGCATCCTCACCTCCGGCGCCCCCGCTGCATACCGCTGGGCACCCCCTTCTTCCACTAACACCTGCACTGGCGAGCGTTACTTAGCCTACTATGATGGCGCTTTCTTCGTCGCCTACATGGACTGCGACGGGCGGTGGCTCTCCGATTGGACTGACTGCCCCATAGATCCCACCCCATCCCTAATCGCCCCCATCAACTCCTACGCCGCCTCAACCATGATGGAGAACCTAAGCGATGAACATTAACGACGTCATCATGGTAGACATCGACGGCAACGCAGTGGCTTGCACCATTCTAGAAGTCCACACCACCCCAACCGACCCTGCCTGCGAACCATTCCTCCACCTCCTAGACACCGCCTCTGGCCGCGTCTTCAATCGCACCATCGAATCCCTCATGGCCTCCCGCCGCTTCGATGGTCAAATCGTGACCTACACATCGTATGCAGATTGGCTCCTCGCTAACCGCCCTGACTGCGAGGTCCGCTTCCTCTCACCGTCAGGCAAAACCTTAAAGGAATCCGCCACACCTCGCCCACGCAAACCCACAACCCCAACTCCACCCACCCTAACTGCCTCCGAGCAAGCTGCTCTGTTGCGCAAAATCCTAGCAGGAGACATCTGATGTTCTTCACAGTCTCAACCATCAACTCCTCTTACCACTACATCACCGGCGGCCCATATTCCCACTCCTCAGCTGCCCAAGCCAAGAAAGACGCCATCGACGCCGACACTAACACCTACACCTCAACCTTCATAGTGCGCCGCACAGAACCCCTCAGCCGCTCCGCCCCTGTACTTGATTCGGAAAATGAACATAGCAGGGAGGATTTCGGGGAGTGAATAGCGGGACATATACGGGAATTTATTCCTTGACTTCTAACCCCACCCTGTCGTATAATACAAATACGTTGGGAAACGCAGCCCGCCAGCGGCGGGACAAAGGACACAATGAATCATGATGAACAAAAGACCTAACTCTATAGTTATGAATGTGCGAATGCCACTTACTGACTTCGCATCTATAGTGAGTGCCTTCCGGCGGGTGTATCCCAGTCAAGTTTGGGGTATATCTGCTTACGCTAGAGAGGGCCTGTGTGAGTACGCTCGCCTCCTTCGGGACTCTGGCTTGGCTGACACCTTCGAGGATGGAGATGCAGCACAGGAGTTCCTTATAACAGAAGGCGTGAGAGGCCAATTGCGTGGACTGCGGGTGAATGCTGACCCACGTGGCGTGATTCCTGAAGGCTACGGCGTAGACGCAGAGCCGAAAGTACATAGCGCACTGGACACTACCACTACTGAGGGTGCCCCCATAACCCCTGAAGACGTATTACGTAAACTGAAAGGAGACATTGATGAAGAATGAAGAGCTAACAGAAGTGCAAAACATCTTGGCCTCCACATCCACCACGCCTGGGAACATCAAGCGATGCAAGTCCCTAATGACGAAGTGGCGTGACAAGGTAGAGAATCCTCAGAAGATAACCGAGGAGACTCACCGTATCGCAGTAGCGAAGTTGGACAAGGCGGACATCTACATGGTACCAGTACTTGACCGAGTACATGCCATAGAACCCACCACACCCATCAGCTACACCTTCAACGAGACACCTGATGGCGCACTAGTGACGCTTAAGATCGGTGGTCGTGACTGGAAGGATGATGAGAACGTAGCACGTAATGGCGCCACCTGCCTCACGCGTTGCCTCCCCTTTGTAGAGGACTTCATCACTTCCAATCTTGGCTCCGCCGGTTGTGCCTTGTGTGGCGCTGCTGCTCTTCAAGAGTGCTCGGCGGATTGTGCAGTACTGGAGGCAAAGCTCCTCCTAAGCAGCATGGAAAGGATACTATTCTAATGCCATCCACCTCCACTACATGTGAATGGGAAGGGCCTTCCGGCCGCACCTGGACTGTCCCCATAACCGTAACGTGGCATATTGACCATCACTACGGTGCGGACCTCGACGGCAATAGAGGCGTGGAGACTACGTTCCTTGATGACTACGAGGTCGAGGCCCCACCTGCTGACTTCATCCATGACCCTGAGGACCTAGCTATGTGGGATGACGACCTCATCTCAGAAGAAGTCCTCGACTGCGCATTGGTAGATGACTGATGAAGAACAAACAACCGCCTGGATTGACGATGATGGACGGGGAGTGCTCGCCCTTAGACACTTCTTCTACTGCTACGTCAATCATAATGACCCCTCTATCCTCGACATCTGTATCCGACTTAACTGTGCCCTCGATGTCTCTGAGAGCATACGAATCGACTGCCCGTTATTTGAATGCACTTGGATACATTCTATGCGGGAAGACTTCCGCCCATATGTCTGGAGAGAAATAATGGGCGGCATTGGCTTGAAACCACCGACATGGGACACTTACATACTGTGTCCCCTAACACTACGAAGGGGAAACACTGACTATCTAACGAACCAGAAGAACACCGCACAATGGATGGCCCCTTACTGGCTGCCCACTCCCAACCTTGGTTGGATACATGAACTACGCTAATACGTGAACCTCTTGCGGAGGCGCACTAACTAAATGCCTGAGCACATTGGGTGCAAAGGAAATGCCCTAAGGGGCAATGGAAAGAAATACTATGTCTGACGAAAACACCGCTGTTGTAGAAGAAGAAGAAGCCCCTCTCGCCGACGGCGACACCCGCATCAACGCATCCGTGGAAGTGAATGGCGCGAAACTCACCGCCTCCTTCGACTACGCATTCGGCGCCACCGCCGAGGACGCCATCGCCTCTTGGGGCACTGACGTGGTACTCGAACGCTTCATCCGCGCTTGCAAAATCGAGGCACAGGCTCGCATTCGCGAACTGCTGAAGGCGGGCAAGGACGCCGCTGAAGTCGCCGAGCACATGTCCGATACGTGGCATCCCGGCGCTGCTGCTGCTAATGCCGAGACTTCCCTCATGGCGAAGTTTGCTGACATGACCGCTGAGCAGCGTCAAGAGTGGATTGATAAGCTCGCCGCTCGCTCTGCTGAACTCGGCTAATCATCCCCCACTGGGTGAGAGGACCTTCCCCCCTCCTCTCACCCTTCGCCCGTCATCCATTTCCCCTGTGGGTGGCGGGCACCTTACTTTAACTTTCCGAAGGAGCTTATGATGCCCGGAAGACAAGCAGAAGAAGAGAATTCCACCATTGACCTGTACGCAGAGTGCAGCGATATTCGTCGTACTATAACCCTCCTTTCTGTCGAAATGGGAGAATTGAGAAATATGCTGGAGGCGGAGAAGGCTAAGAGTACTACTTTTCACGAAGAGGTAGCCACTTTCACTTCCGTTTGTGCTGAACTATTGGTGCAAATGGGGGATGAGATCCACTCCCTCCCCATTACCATGAGGGGCAACAATTGAAACTCCCTACAGTTCTCTCGGACCTACCCGGCAGTGAAGTATTCGATGTAGTTGACTCTACCAAGATCAAGTGCTTCAAAGACTGCCCTCGTAAATTCTTCTTTAACTACGTCCTCCACTGGCGGAAAGACGTTCCCAACATCCACCTCGAATTCGGCACCGCATGGCACCTAGCAAAAGAACATCTCCTCAACCACGGCTACAAGCCCGCCGACGTTGACGATGCCTACTCCCTATTCCTAGCTCACTTCCGTCAGTTCTTCGCCGAGTCCGACGACCTTAACCTTGGCGCGAAGAACGCAGGGAACGCTTACAAAGCCCTCAACGAATACGCCCAGCAGTACGCCTTCACCAACGCGAACATGGACATCCTAGCCACTGAGATCTCTGGCAAGTGCAACCTCTCCCCTGATGTGATGGCGTCCTTCAAGATAGACGCAGTCGTACGCGATGAGACTGGCATGTGGGTACTCGACCACAAAACCTCTTCCCGTGACTCCCCCACCGATGATGCCTCATGGCACCTATCAACCCAGATGGCCCTTTACACCCACGCACTCCACTGCATGTACCCTACCGAATCCGTGAAAGGTGCCTACGTTGACATATCCGTTCTCCGTAAAACCGGCAACCTCCACAAGCGCCTACCAGTCCTAAAGACCTTCGCCGCGCTTGAGGAGTGGCATCACAGCATCCTCTATTGGTACGACCTTCTCCAACGTGAGTACGACAAGCTCTCAACTGTCGACCCCTCCGACACCTTCCTAACTGCCTTCCCCATGAACACGGAGTGCTGCACCAAGTACGGAGCCTGTCCTTACATGCCTCTATGCTCCACTCCTTCCAACCCCATGAACAATCCTACCCAAATCCCCGGCGGCTTCCGTCGTGAAGTCTGGAACCCTCACGCCAGTGACAAAGCATGGACGCCCAAGCACATCATGGAACCCGACGGCACTCTTCACCCGCCCACCCCTGCTGAGGAGGCCGCATTTAAAGAAGCCCGTGAACGCTTACGTGAGCTTCGCGCGCACTCTGAGGCAGATGACTTCAACTTCAAAGGATTCACGTGATGCCCCTCTTCAACCGCTATCGCCTAGTCCCATCTAAACCCTACCCCCTACAACACATATTAAACCAGTGTAAATCCAACAACCTCTCCCCTAACGTACACTACTGGTGGAAGGAGAAATACTAATGACCCCCAACAACACTCCCAACCCTGTCCGCTACACTCCTCAAACAGACGAGCTATCAGGAATGCTACCCGCCCATGCTGGCGAGTACGTCTCCTACACCGACTACGCCATCGAACGTTCATCACGCATCAAGCTCCACCAACACCTAAACCACATACAGGAGATAGTCCTCTATGCCCTCTCAGAACTCCGAACCCTCAACCCCAACGTACCCTCCCCTCCTGAAGGTAGCATCCCCGGAACTCCTAGTCCTAACCAACGAGAGACTTTTTTCCCGTGAACCCAATCTCCCTCTCAGTGCAGAGGAACACGTACCAGAAATATACGCCGCTTGCGTACACACTGTCCGTGCAATCCTAACCCTGACCAGCGAATGGGAACTCTTCTCCCTCGACCAACTCATGAAAGACTCAATTAATGAACACACCGACGCCCAGCAAATCACCGACGAACGCCCTCCAACCGACTTCCTCGGACTCCCCCCTTCCGGATATTCTGACGAAGAAGAATACTGAATCCCAAGAGGCGCTCTCCAAGGCGAAGGTAAACTGGCTCCTCTACGGCGACCCCGCCACAGGCAAAACTCACACTGCCTTTACTGGCCGCCAGCCCGTATACTGCCAATCTTTCGACCCTCAAGGCTCCGACATCCCTCACCTCCACGAGATGGTACGCAACGGAACCGCCATCATCGACCGCACCTGTGAAGCCGAAGACGCTGACCGCCCTTCCGCCTTCGTCAACTTCAACAAGAACTTCATGGCGATGCAAAAATCAGGCGCCTTCAATCACATCGGGACCTACGTAATAGACTCCCTCACATTCTTCTCCGATGCCGTCCTCAACTTCACCCTCCAACAAGAAGGGCGCGCCGGCACTCACCCTCAAATCCAAGACTACTCCCGCGTGAAAGCCACTCTCAAAAAGGTAATGCTTGCCTGCTGCAACCTGCCCTGCGATTTCGTCCTCACCGGCCATATCCAAACCGAGAAGGACGAAGTCAACCTCACCACCATCACCTCCCTCATGACCATCGGCAAGAACGCTATAATCATCCCTCAATACTTTTCCGAGTTCCTCGTCACAGACGTACTCGCTAAAGGTGACACCATCGACTACCGCCTCCTAACCAAGCCCCACAAACGCTACCGTGCCCGTACACGTATTGGCTCAGGAAAGTTCAAAGACTATGAAACTCCTGACCTTATGTACCTCCGCAAGAAAGCGGGCTTCGCAGCGTCTCACCTTCCACCCCTACCCACTGAGGAGAACCCATGAACCCACACTAACCCCCCACGTAACCCCAAAAACTAGATTCAACATTTGAACGTAGTAAACACACCACACTAAACTGGGTGCCAAGCACCCGAAGGAACATGTTATGTCTGAAGATCTTACTTCCCAAGCCCCCGAAGGTTTCCTTTCCGTACCGAATACCGCTGACGCTGTAGAGCCTGAGCTTGTGCCCGCCGGTGACTACACCCTTCGCCTCACGCGCGTTGACAACACCAACAGCAAGAAGGGCGACCCGATGTTGCACCTCATCTTTGCTGTCGAAGACAGCGGCATGGTGAACCCGGCTCCTGTTCACAGTTACCTGATGCACCCGCTTCCCAGCGATGACGAAGGCCAGACGAACAACAAGCGCCTTGGTTTCAAGCGGTTCTTCGAGTGCTTCAACGTCCCCGTGGACGAGAATGGTGGAGTGGAACTGGCGATGCTTGAGGGCTTGACTGGCTCTGTCTCCCTTTCCATCCGCCCGGGCAAGGGTGAGTACGGCCCGAGCAACAACATCAGCAAGTGGCACAAGGCCCACTAGTCCGGACGTAGTCCGTCGGTCCCCATGAACGTATGACTGAGGGGAGGGCGCAAGCCCTCCCTTCTTTACGGAACCCATTACCGGGTTTTTATGTGAAAGGAAAGAATGATGGCCCACAAAGAGATTGAGTTATTCACAGACTGCTGCAAGAGTTGGGTAAGGATTACGAAGAACGAACAAGGGACATTCCTGTTGACTGTTAAGGACTCCGCCACTGGCACTCCTTACATCTTTGAGCACCAAATTCATACATCAAATATAGAGGACTTCTCGGTGATGTTGGCTGACTTAGTACGCACCGCCGCTGACGACTATGTACCTGAAGAGGATATCTAAATGCCTGACAAACCATACGTCCCTAAACTCTGCATAGAGATAACGGACGAACAAAACCGCCGGATGCAGAACCTTCTGCCTCACGGTTCACGAAAGCTCTTGTTCGGCATCGTCATAGATGACCTGCTGGACCTGATAGAGGAAAACGGACCCGCCGTTCTCGGCGCAATGATGGCGCGGGCGGTGACTCTCCGCCATACCAAAACCATAGGACCTGCACTCCATGCAATTGGAAAAGATGAAGACAAGCATACTGGAGATGACACCTGATGCTCTACGTGACCTTATTCGCGCTACTCGCTTGGAGCGGGATAGTTATGTTTATCCAAAGAAGCCAAGTGCAAGAGCTAAGAAAAAGTCAGTATCTGCTACAAAGTCAAAACGACGCTCTGGCACGGGAGTTCTTCGCAAGAAGCGGCTCTCAGGAAAAAAGATTGAAGATATAAAGAAGATGAACTCTGCTGAGATAGAGAAGCTACTCAAGATACTGGAAGGAAAATAGCATGACAGCTACACCTAAGCAACTGTGTGAAGAGTTTGAAGTAGGCCGAGCATCCCTCGCCGAGATTGAAGTAGGGGAGCGTGAAAGGAAAGACTTCGGGGAGGTAGATGACCTTGCATCCACTATCAAAGAGAACGGGCTCATCTGTCCACTCGCAGTTAAGCGTCTACCTGAAGCCTCAGACTCTAAGTATCTCCTTGTGGCGGGCGGTAGACGATTTGCAGCTTGCCTATCTGCTGGGATTGGAGAAGTTCCCATACGGATCTACCCCGAGTCTCTTGACGAACATCAACTGGCCGTTATCGAGAATATCGAGAACATATATCGGAAGGATTTTACCGTAGAGGAGTCCCTCTCTTCTGCCAAAAAGATCCACGACGCCAAGATAGCCATACACGGGGAGAAGTTCTCCACCAAGAAAGACGCCACCGGATGGTCACAGAAGATGACCGCCGACCTTCTCAACATGTCCACTGGCGCTACCTCTGAACTCCTAGCCCTAGCAGCGGCGGCGGAGAAACATCCAGAGATAGGCAAAGCAAAGAACATGTCTGAAGCCAAGAAGCTCGCCAAGACTATCAAGAAGAATGCAAGCAAGTCCGCCAAGGCCAAGGAGTTGGAACGTGCTGCGGCTAACGCCAATGCAGACGACGAACGTGCTCGCCTCATCTCCTCCTACCAGATCGGGGACTGCTTTGAAGGTATGGCTAAGCTACCCGCCGACACCTTCGACCTTGCCGAGATTGACCCACCGTACGGTATTGACTACAAGCAGCTCAAGACTGACAGTGACTCGGGCGGCAGTACCACTCTCAATTACAACGAGGTGCCGGCAGAGGAGTATTTGGACTTCATGTCCAATGCCATAATCGCCGCCAAGCGTGTCCTCAAACCTAACTCCTGGCTCATCTTATGGCACGCGCATATGTGGCAAGACCCACTATACGAAATCCTCATCGCGCAGGGCTTCGCTTGTCGGAACCTAACCGCCGTGTGGACCAAGCCTCAGACATCCTGCCAAACTATGCAGCCCAAACGTTACCTCGCTCGTGGTTACGAGCAGTTCCTTTACGCCTCCTTAGGCTCACCCGAAATACAAATACAAGGACATGCCGATGTCTTTCCACACAAAGGGGTTCCTTCAACGTCTCGCGCTCATCCTACAGAGCGTCCGATCTCTCTCATACAAGATGTACTATCTACGTTCACTCCTCCTGGCTCTACTGTACTTGTACCTTTTGCCGGCAGCGGTAATACTATACTTGCTGCTAACAACTGCCACATGACAGCCCTAGGCTTTGACCTCACTGAACTCTACAAAGACACGTTCACAGTCAAGGTATACGAAGGGGAGGTAGGTAAGTATGCCAACTGAGCCAGAACAAAAGTACAAATTAGAGGCTTGTGGTAACTGCGATCTCCTCCTGGACCCCACTCGTGCTGACTGCCCTCGCTGCCAGTTCGGTGGCTGGGTTGAGTACTCTGACTCGCGCTGCACTGAGTACGAGCCGGCTCCAACTAAACTTATATCCTCACCCTTTTGCAGTGAGGTGCCTGAACTGTATCGTGAACTTGAAAAGGAAACTAACCATGACACGCTCTGAAACACTGACTCAAGCACTCAAGAGCCTCGGCCATTGCCAAAGCCAACTCATCACCCCTACCACTCCCGCCCACATCACCACCAACTTCTCCACCGCTATCACTCTTCTCACCACAGTCATAACCTCCTTGCGTGAAGAAGAACTCGCAGCGAAAAAGGCCGCTGCCAACCCTCCCCGCATCAAGCACACACCCAAATCCACTCCACTCAAAGGACCAAAGAAATGACTATCACGGGCGCTACCCAATTCCTCCTCTTCGCGATGGCGGCATTCCCGGTACTGCTCGTCCTCCAAGCTCTCTTTAACACAATGAAAGGGAAGTAAGTAATGGACTTCACATCCAATCTCTTGGCCGGCTGTGGGCCAATCGACAAATGTAAGATTTGTATCGTAGCGGGATACCCATCCAACACAGAGATAAACACTAAGAGCTGTTTCACTGGTCGCCAAGCTGACCTCCTAAAGGACCTACTCACCACCGGCGGCGTGATGCCATCCCAAGTCTACTACACCAACGTCATCAAGGAACGCTGCACCACCCCCGCTAAATGGCTCAAGTTCGGCAAGACCAACATCACCCCGTCACCTGAATACATCCAAGCCGAAGCCGCATTGAAAGAGGAACTCTCAGCATGTTCAGCAAATGTATTCCTCCCAATAGACAACATCGCCCTGTACGCACTAACCCGAGAAACCAGCGTGGACAAGTTTCGCTCCTCTATCCTACACTCCACACTGCTCGAAGGAAAGCGAAAGGTAATCCCCACCCTCTCACCCGCCTCCGCATGGAGGAACTATCTCTTTCGCCACTTCATCCTTCACGACATAATCCGTGCTCGAAAAGAATCTGTGTTTCCCGAAACCCATCGCCCACAGTACGAGCTAATCACAGAGCCTACCTTCGAGGAATGCATAGACTACATCAAGCAGTGCAACGATGCCTCCCTGATAGGTTACGATATAGAAACAGCCAAGCTCCAACTAGACTGCTTCTCTCTAGCCCTCTCACCCACATCGTCTATCTGCATACCTATAGTCGCGAAGGGCACTCCTTACTGGTCACTAGAGCAAGAAGCGGAAATTCTTCTCGCACTCGCACGATTACTCGCCAACCCTTCCTGCACCAAGGTCCTGCAAAACGGAAACTACGACGCTACCTTCATGTACGAACGGTACGGAATGCTAACCCATCCAGTCGAAGACACCATGATAGCACAGGGCCTCTTGTTCCCTGACTTCCCCAAGTCCCTTGCCTTCCTCTGTTCCACGTACACCAATCACCCGTACTACAAAGACGATGGCAAGCAACGTTTCAAGGGCTATCTCACCGACGACGAATCCTTTTGGCGATACTCTGCCCTCGACTCACTCACCACCCTCGAGGTCTGGCA